TAATGGAGAAAAAATTACCTCCTGATCGTAGTCCTTTTCATCAGATGCAAGGCACAAATCTGTAATTTCATTAAGAGGTTTGAGGTAGAATCTCTTAAAATTATATTGATTTATATTTTGATAAGACATAAACTAAAGATAAATACCTTTTGTGTAGGTATTTATAGAAAAAAAGTAAGATGATTATTAAGGATCAAGAGTTTTTTTCGTCTCCATACTATTTTTTCCTCAAAGAAAGGGATAAAACGTATGATCTATATTTTTCTGCAGAGCAAACAATTAGTGAAGCAAGAAAAAAAGATAAAAAAATTTCTATTCCAAAAGACAAATTGGAAGACATAAAGAATTATATTTCAAAAATTCTTAAAAAAGAAAAAACTAAATCTACAGAGGATATTGAAGGTGAGCTTGATGAGTTAGTTAATTTGGATGGTGCAATGATGAACTCAAAAATACCGATAATTAACCCTGTACTTCATCCAAGAAAAACTATGGATCAGACCGTAGCCGCAACAAGGCAAACAAATGATCCAATCCTGAGAAGATACAGAACATACTTTGGTGAAAGTGAGATTTCAGAAGTGGATATGTCAGATGCTTTTGGATATGAAGAAACAAAAGATCTCGATGGTGAAGATACATACAAATATTTCATAGAAAAATTAGATATGGAACCTTCAGATGCTGAAGAAAGAACAAGACAACAAGGAAAAGATCCATTCGGTAAAAAAGATGAAAAGTCAGAATATAAGGATGACAAAAATTTCATAACAAGAGCAACTTTATCTGAAATTCAAAGAAACAAGATGATAAAAATGCTTGAAGATATGCTGACAAAAAAGAAAACCGATTCTGATGCTGATGTCAACAAAAAGGAACAAAAAAAATCAATTGAGGACTTACCTTTGTTGGTTAGAAAAAATATGAAATCTTTACTAAAACACGCTGAAAGTAACGGAATATCAAAAAAAGAATTAATCAAAATATTACAAAGTGAATAAAGAACTTTACAATAATACAATAGTTTTTCCTGACAATATGAAACAACATATTAAAATATGTTTTGCAAGGGCAAAAGGTGCTGAGGAGTCTATGGAAGGATATAAGAGAAATCAGGAACTTCAAAATCAGAGTGAGATTAGTTATCAACAACTAAAAAGAATTAAAAACTTTTTTGATAGTTTCAAAGGAAACCAAAACGAACTTCCATTTATCCTAAATGGAGGTATAGAAATGAAATCTTGGGTTGACAATACCTTACGACAAATGAGAGAAAATCCCAAAATGACAAAAAGAAATAAAATGGAAACAGGAATGGAAAACCAATTTATTAAAAATCACGAAAAAAAAGATTTCATAGATGTTAGAAAATCATCTCAACATAAAGATACTTTACACAAGTATGATGTTGCGGTCACTGAAGCCTTAAAAAGAATAAACCAATTAATATCAAAAATATAAATTTATGCCAAACGAATTAGCAATAGATTTATCTCAAAATGTACCAAATCAATTAACGGCAATTGCTGATGTTGAAAGAGGTAAATTAATCCCTAAAAATGATTATGCAGTTGTAGCAAATGAGTATTCATCAGTTAATCCTGATGCAATTGCCGATGGTGATTTGAAAGGTAAGGGTACTGGAACATTTTTAGATGTTTATAATCAAACCGCAGGAGATAAGGCGGATAATATGGAAAGAAAAGAAAACGTAAAAATAAATAAATTCAACGCGGCAAAACCCTATCCAAATTTTGAATTAGGATGAAACTAAGAGAATCACTCAAACAACTCATTTTAGAAATTGCGTCAATTCAAAGTGTAACTGACGCAATTAAAAACAAAGACAGTGTCATCATTTATTATGATGGTGATGAACCTGGTGGTAGAGGTTTGAGACAAATACAACCTGTCTGTTTAGGGAGAATGAAAGGTACTGGAAACTTAGCCTTGAGAGCTTGGGATGAAGAAGGTGCTTCTCACACGGGTTATAAAGGTGAACAACCTTTACCGGGTTGGAGACTTTTCAGATTAGATAAAATACTTTCACTAAAACCTTCAGGGGAAAAATTTACCGAAATGAAACCAAATTTTAATCCTAATGGTGACAAAAGCATGCAAAGCGTTATAATTGTAGCAAAATTTTAATTTATGGATCAATTAATGCAAAAACTTATGGCCTCTAAAGCCATTATGGATAAATCAGATAAAATAGGAAGAGGAGTTGCTCAACCATCAATTAATACACAAAACATTAATGTTGAAAACTACGATATTCCATCCGCAAAATATAATATACCTAAGGATATCTTACAAGAAAATAGACCTACAATGCAGACTTCTACACCTGATAGACCTATGAAAACTCCAAGCGTGGATGCCATAAAAAATTCTAAATTACCCGATGAGATTAAAAGATTAATGATTGAACACCCTATCGTTCAACCATCTATGCAAACAGCACCAACTCTTTCGGACGAATTAATTGAAAAGGCTTCAAGACTAATGAAAGAAAACTCAAACAACTATGTTCCTGAATCTGCACAAACACCGAAAAAAAATACATCACAAAATTCGAATAGTACGGGAGTGGATTATAACTTACTAAGAAACATTGTTAAGGAAGTGGTTGAAGAATCTTTGAGAGAAAATGGAGTAATTGCAGAGTCGTCTGAAAAATCTAACGAAATTTTTTCATTCAAAGTGGGTAAGCATATATTTGAAGGAAAAGTTACTAAGATTAAAAAACTTCAATAACCTATTTTTTTATTTGAATTAAAATACTATATTTTTGACTGAATATTATAATTTATGTCAAAAATAAAAGTTTTAGTAGTCCCATCTGACAGAACAGGTGTTGGAAAATTTAGATCAGTAGATCCTCACATTTTTCTACAAAATTTATACGGAGAAGAATTTCACGTAGATATTGATTACGAACCTCCAATGGATCAATTGGAGTTTTGGAAACAATATCAAATAGTTGCTTATCATAGGAGTATAGGTCCTGATTTCGATAGAGCAAATGAATTTATTCAAACTCTTAACTCATTAGGAATTATAACAATTTGTGATATTGATGACTATTGGATGCCGGGTAAAGAACATCCGATCCACGATATCATTAAGGTTAATAAAATAAACGAAAAAATTGTTGCAAACCTAAGAGTTTCAAAGGTTATTACGACAACAACATCTTTATTTGCGGAAGAAATCTCAAAGTATAATAAAAACGTTTACGTTCTTCCTAACGCGATCAACCCAAAAGAGTCTCAGTTCACAGAACCAACTAAAGAATCTGATAGAATTAGATTCGGATGGTTAGGTGGATCTTCGCACCTACACGATATTCAACTTTTAGACCAATCCTGTTCAAAAATTTCCACCTATAAAGATAAGTTTCAATTTGTATTATGTGGATTTGACACTAGGGGAACGGTCACAGAAATCAATGCAGAAACAAAAGAACACACCAAAAGAAACATTAAACCAGAAGAGACTGTTTGGGTTAAATATGAACAAATATTTACTCAAAACTATTCTATAGTTTCCCCTGAATACAAAAAATTCCTTTGGACTTTCAAACAAGAAGATTACCAAGATTCTGAAAAAGAATCTTATTCAAGAGTTTGGACAAAACCTGTTACTTCTTACGCAAAGAATTACTCTAAGTTCGACGTGTCTTTAGCACCAATCAAAAATCATATGTTCAACAGGATGAAATCTCAGTTGAAAATAATTGAGGCTGGTTTTTATAAAAAGGCAATTATTGCGTCGAATATCGGACCATATACAATAGATCTGAAACATTGTTTACAAAATGGTAACTTTGTAGATGGTAACGCGATGCTTGTTGATGAAAATAGAAATCATTCTGATTGGGCAAAATTTATGGAAAAGTTAATAAAAAACCCTAACTTAGCAAAAGATATGGGTGAAAGATTATATGAAACTGTAAAAGATACTTACGACCTTAATAAAGTAACAAAAGATAGAGCAGAACTTTATAAATCCTTTTTATGATAAATGTTCCAATAGAAAAAATATTGTTTATTGACATTGAGACTGTTGGTATTTTCACTAACTTCAAAACATTAGAAAAAGAAAATCCAAAGTTAGCGTCACTTTTTGTTCATTATGAAACTTGGTTCAAAAAAAGATTCCCTGAAGACGAAAAGTTAACCATAGATGAACTTTTTGTGAGTAGATCGGCTCTTGTACCTGAATTTGCAAAAATTGTTTGTGTATGTGTTGGTGTTGTAGATCAAGCTGGTAACTTCAAATCATCTGTTATTTCTGACGTTGACGAAAAAAAGTTACTAGAGTCATTAAGAAAAACGTTATACAAGTCAGGAGAAATGGGATATTTTCTTTGTGGACATAACGTGAAAAATTTTGATATACCAATGATTGCTAAGAGAATGGTGATCAATAATATTCTACCTCCTAAACTAATACCATCATATGATACTAAGCCTTGGGAAATTAAGGCAATCGATACGAGGGAAGTTTGGCAATTCGGTCAGTATGCTTCAATATCAACTTTAGATTTGATGTGTGGGGTTATGGGTGTGGAATCTTCTAAATCAGAAGATATGGATGGATCAAGGGTACATACAACTTTTTGGGAAACAAAAGATTATAAAAAAATAGATAACTACTGTGAAAAAGATGTAAAAGTTCTTTATGAAGTAGTTAATAAATTTACAAAATTAAAATAATGGACAACAAAGAATTTATTGAGGACATACAGAGAAGATTTGAGGAACTTCAAAAAAACTATGATGTTAACTTGGACGAACTTGACGATAGTGAACTTATGAGTTTCTTGGAGAATGATTTTCAGGAAATGGATAACTATATGCTTCAAGCAAGTAAGACCAAAAATTTGCTTGTGAAAAAAATTCACAAAGACGCAATATTACCAAAGTATAATTTCCCATCTGATTCAGGATGTGATCTTCATTCGACAGAAGAAATTATAATTCCTGCTTTCGGAAGAGTTTTAGTACCGACTGGATTAGTATTCCAATTTGATGAAGGATTAGAAATTCAAATAAGACCCAAAAGTGGTTTGGCAATCAAACAAGGTTTAACTGTATTAAATACGCCTGGTACTGTAGATCAGGGTTACACAGGGGAAATTCAAGTAATTTTATTCAATACTAACAACCACGAAGTAACAATAACCAAGGGTATGAAAATAGCTCAGGCAGTTTTGTGTCCTGTAATTAACGGAAAATATGTGAACCTTCAAGAAGTAGAAGAATTAGAAGATAGAGATAGGGGAGAAAAAGGGTTTGGAAGTACTGGTATTTAATTTGTATGGGAAAGTTTTACGAAAATTTAAGTGATTTGATCGATTTAATAAAAAAAGTTGATAAAAAATCCAAATTGGCAGAATTTATACTAACTTGTATTACTACTGCAAAAGATAATCCAAATCTTACCCCACACGAAATTATTAAGATTTCGAAGAAAAAGTGGAATTTATGATAACAATTGGGTATTCGACAAGAAAAAAAAACGAAGAGTTCAAGAACTATTTGATTAAAAGTTCGGGATTCAAAAAATTAAATGTTATTGAGAAAGTCAATGACGGTGAAAAGTCCCTATCTGAAGTTTATAATGAAATTATAAATGAGTGTCAAACTGATATTTTAGTCATTTGTCACGATGATATATATTTTGATACAACAGGTTGGTATCACAAATTACTTAAACACTTTGAAAAATCTGATTACGGTATAATCGGAGTTGCGGGTTCTACTGAAATGCCGAAATCAGGGCAGTGGTGGCAGAATAGAAAATCTATGATCGGGATTGTAAATCACGAATCAGGAGGTAAAAAATGGGAATCAAAATACTCAAGTTCACAAGGAAATGAAATTAGAGAAACTCTTATTGTTGATGGATTATTTATTGCCCTACATAAAAAAAGAATCAAAAATAAGTTCAATACTGATGTAAAAGGTTTTCATTTTTATGATGTAAATTTCTCATTTCAAAATCATTTAGATGATGTTAAAGTAGGTGTAATTACAAATATTAGAATTACACACAAATCCATAGGGCAAACAAACGAACAATGGGAACAAAATAGAATTTTATTCTCAGAAAAATATTCGAATCTACTACCAAAAAAACTACCATTCGATCCCACCTACAAAATCAAAGTATTAATAAGTTGTCTATTTTTCAAAACTTTTACAGGTTCAGAGTTGTATGTTTTTGAATTGGCAAAAAATTTAATGAAACTTAATTGTGACGTGACTGTAATGTCTGATATTGGTGGACCATTAACTGATATGGCAAAAAGATTGGGTATAAAAGTTACCTCACACGACAATCCACCCGGATTTAAGATGGGTGATGGGATATGGGGAATTAACACTCCTAACGGTGTTCAACCATCAGTAAAAGGAGCTCTTTATCAAATCTCACCTGTTAACTACGATATTATTCATATTCAACATAAACCAGTTGCGGAAAGAATTATTCAATTATATCCCGATATCCCTAAAATATATTCAATCCACTCTGAAGTTATAAGTTTAGAAGATCCAATCAAACACGATTCTATCAAAAAATATATAGCAATAAGACCTGAAATTAAGGATTATATTGTTAATAATTTTGAGATTTCAGAATCTGATGTTGATATAATATATAATCCAATTGATAATGAAAAATTCAAACCAACAAAAACTAAAACTGAAAACTCGGTATTGTTCGTTGGAACAATCGATTATTTAAGAAAAAATACAATATTAGACTTGATTGAATACTGTAGAGAAAAGAATAAAGAATTGTGGTTGGTGGGTGAAAACAAATCTGATTACCTAACTGAAATATTAAAAAACAATCACGTTAAATACTTTCCTGCAACTTGGAATGTTGAGCCTATAATAAATAAATGTTTAGAAACCGCAGGTATACAACTGGGAAGAACAACAATAGAAGGATGGTTGTGTAACAAACCGGGATGGATTTATAAAGTGGATTCTGAAGGTTTAATATTATCAAAAAATCTTTATGAAGTACCGAGTGACATTGAAAAATATTACAGTTCCACGGTTTCGGATAAAATAAAAAAATTATATCTACAATTTGTATAATGGTAATTCTTACAACAACATTTAATTGTGAAAATTATATTGAAAGGTCTTTATTAAGTATTATGAGTCAATCTTATAAAGATTTCAAATGTTATATCACGGATGATTTATCCACAGATACCACTGTTGATATAATAAAAAAAACAATATCTGATGATCCTCGTTTTATTTTAATTGAAAATAAAACTAAGTGGTTTCAGCCAGGAAATTATGATCAGGTGATAAGGTGGAGAAATATAGATGGAGATGAAATATGTGTTGAGGTTGATGGGGACGACTGGCTACCAAACTCAAATGTACTGTCCAACGTAAATAAAATTTACGAAGATCAAAATGTTTGGATGACAAGTGGATCATTTAGATATCACGACGGTAGAGCCGGATTTGCAAACCCTCCAAAAACAGATGTAAACGTTAGAAACCAAACATTCACATTGTCTCATTTAAGAACTTGGAAATCTTGGTTATGGAAAAAAATTAATGTTGAAGATTTGAAAGATGACAAAGGAAATTATTGGGATGTTGCAGGAGATTTATCCTTTATGTTTCCTATGTTCGAAATGTCTGGACTAGAACATTTTAAGTTTATTGATGAGATAAATTATATATACAATGAATCGAATCCCATAAACGATCACAAAGTCAATATGTCAAAAGTGATATCTACAGTACAAAAAATAAGAAATAAACCAAGTTATTCGAAATTATAATGCCAACAGAAGCACACAGAAGATGGAGAAACGATAGGGGTGATGAAACTCATATTTTGAACTACCCCCTAAATGAAAATTCAATAGTAATTGAACTTGGAGGTTATAAAGGTTTGTGGACAAAAAAAATTATTGAAAAATATAATTGCAACGTTTTAGTCATTGAACCTATACCTGAATTTTACAATTCAATAGAATTTCTTTTTAATAGAGGAGATTCATCATTATCAAATAATTTGATATTAGAAAAAGCAGCAATAGGAACGGAAAGAAAACAAATAACACTATACTCCTCAGGAGACGCTTCTTCAGCATATTCTAAAGTTGGTGAAAAGTTTGATGTCGAATGTTATCCTCTAGAGTTTTTTCTCGAAAAAAATAAAATCGAGAAAGTAGATTTGGTACAAATCAACATTGAAGGAGAAGAGTATCCAATCTTAGAACAGTGGATTGAAAATGGGTCTATAAGAAAGTTCAAATTTATTCAAGTACAATTTCATAACTTTATAGATGATTGTGATATCAAAAGACAAAAAATACACCAAGGATTGATTTCTTCAGGATTCCAAAGTAGATTTCAATACGATTTTGTTTGGGAATCTTGGGAAAATTTGAATTGGTAATGAATAATTATATTTCTGCAGATCTTATGGGTGGTTTGGGGAATCAAATGTTTCAAATCGCACACGCGATTTCTCAAGGAGAAAAACATAATCGTCCTGTCATTTTTAGACCAACCTCATTCACACCAATGCAGGGGAAAAATACCTCAGAATATGTTAAAAATATATTCAGAAACGTAACGTTCTCAAACGAATCGATAAGATATAATAGTGTTTTCGAAAAAGAATTCCATTATCAAGAGGTTGAACCTTTTGTAACCAACACTATTTTCAATGGATACTATCAAAGCAGTAAAAATTTTTTAAGATTTGATCAAAAAATAAAAAATATTTTTTCTCCGCCAGACTCATTCATAAGTGAAGTTTATGAAAAATATAAATTACTTCAGAATGATAAAACTGTTTCAATTCACATCAGGAATGGTGATTATAAAAAAAATTCAGATATACATCCCATATTAACCAAAATGTATATTGATAAAATTCTCAAAAAAGTTCCATTTACAGATAATATTTTTTTGTTTGGGGATGATAAAGAATTTTTAAGGGAAAATTTTTCTGATGAAAACATAATATTAGTTGAAGAGGAAGATTGGTATGAAATGTGGATGATGTCCTTATGTAAAATAAACATAATTGCAAACTCTACTTTCTCGTGGTGGGGTGCGTTCCTGAATAAAAATCCTGAAAAAATTGTCTACGCACCTTCAATTTGGTTTGGACCGAGGGGACCAAAAAACTATCAAGACATTTATGAAACAGATTGGATTAAAGTAGAAACACATTTTGAAGATGGAAAATTATTATGATGAATAAAAAAATTAAAATAAAAAAATATTCAGATAATTGGGGAAATTATAATTGTTCTTCGAATAACAACTTACCAAAAATAGTTGATTGGATAAATTCAAACTCGTTAGATAATCACGAATTCACATTTTATATTGATGGATTTATTAGATCTGCAGGATTCGATAGTTCAGAAAAAAATAAAATTGGGTGGTTGTTGGAAACGCCACAAATAAATGAAGAGACAATCAAGTTTCTCCTATCAGATCTAAATAGAACAAAAGAACATTTCAAATATATCTTTACGTGCATTGAAGAACTAGTTTCTATTGGTGATCCTTTTGTATATTCAATATCAAATGCCGTTCCTTGGATTTATCAAGAAAATAGATTCATTAGTAAAAAAACGAAATTGGTAAGTATGATTGCCTCAAATAAATCTTGGTTACGTGGACATAGGAAAAGATTAGAATGGGTTGATGTCTTGAAAGATAAAGTTGATCTTTTTGGTAGAGGTCGTCAATTTCCACTCATAAACAAAGAAGACGGACTAAGAGATTATATGTTTTCGGTTGCAATCGAAAACGACAGTTCTGATATGTATTTCACAGAAAAATTAACAGACTGTTTTGCTATGGGAACAGTTCCAATTTACTATGGTTCTAGAAAAGCAGTGGAAAAATACTTCGATCCAAGAGGTGTAATTTTTTTGGAAGATGATCCATCTTTATCTACTATATCTGAAAATAAATACGATGAAATGAAACCTTACATAGAAAAAAATTTTGAATTAACAATGAAACTCCCAATAGCCGAGGATTTCATTTATGAAACTTACTTAAAAAAAAATATTAATTAATATGGTAAAATCGTACTCTCAATGTGGACAAGACCTTTTTGTTTATTCTTTAATGAAAGGAACTACTGGAAAATTTTTAGATTTAGGTTGTTATCTACCTAAAAAAATAAACAACACATACCTTTTAGAACTTAACGGTTGGGATGGAATTTCTATTGACATAAAAGATTATTCTGAAGAATGGAAAGAAAGAAAATCAAAATTTATACAAGCGGATTGCATGAACTCAGATTTCGATAACTTACTTAAAAATCATTATAAAGAAAATGTCATAGATTACTTAACTTTGGATATGGAAAAAAGAGGAGAAAGATTCAAGTTATTAGAGAAAGTATTAAATACCAACTATGAATTTAAGATAATAACAATTGAGCATGATTCTTATCTTGGAGAAGATTTTGTAAAATCAGAAAAAGTTCCACAAAGAAATTTATTAACTTCAAAAGGATACAAACTAGTTGGTTCGGATATTTCACATTCCGTTTCACCTACCCTTTTCTTTGAGGATTGGTGGATAAATCCAAAATATTTTTCAGAAGACGAGATCAAACCTTGGATTTCAGAAAAAGTAAGTTGTGATAAAATTTTTAACAAATTAGGAATAGAATATAATTTACAAGTGATTGATTAAAAATTAATAAAAAAATGAAAACTTACGTATTCGATTTGGACAACACTCTCTGTAGTACAAAACAAACAGAAGATGGTCATTGGGATTACAAAAATTCAATCGCAATTGTTGATAGAATTAATACTGTTAATAAATTATATGATGACGGAAATCAAATTATAATTGAAACCGCAAGAGGTAGTAAATCAAAAAAAGATTGGTATGAATTTACCTATAATCAATTGAATAGTTTTGGAATAAAGTTTCATCAGTTAAGATCTGGTATAAAATTTAGTGCAGATTACTTCATTGACGATAAAGGAATTAATTCAGAAGATTTTTTTTCTGGATTTATAAAAGAATAAAAATTGATTATTCTTAAAGTGTGATGAGATTAAAATTAAAATAAAAAAAATGACAAAACAAAGAAGGGTGCAGGTTCAAGAAGAAACGATAATAAAAAATAAAAAAGATTTGATTTGTTCAATAGTAAAAAAAAGAACAAAACAAAAGTTTTTATCTGAAAGTCAAAGGGACTATTATGACAAATTAGTTAATAATCAAATAACAATTTGTTCTGGTCCTGCCGGTGTTGGTAAGAGTTATATTGCAATGAAATGTGCAATTGATTTATTATCAGATCCATCAACACCGTACGAAAAAATTATAATAGTTAGACCTGCTGTGGAAGCGGAAGAGAAATTAGGAAGTTTACCTGGAAATGTAGAAGAAAAGTTAGATCCGTATATTTTTCCTTCTTACTATTTGTTAAATAAAATTATAGGTAAAGATGTAAGAGAAAGATTAAAAGAAATTGAGGCTATCGAGGTGTTCGCTTTAGCATATATGCGAGGAATGAATATAGATAATTCAATATTAATTTTTGAAGAAGCTCAGAACTCAACTCCTAACCAAATGAAACTATTATTGACAAGAATTGGATTTAATTCAAAATTTTTCATTTCAGGAGATTTAGATCAATTTGATAGACATAAAGATAAAACACAAACAGGTCTATATGACGCAATTAAAAGGTTTGGTAATATGTCTGAAATTACAACTCACGAATTTAGTGACTCTGATGTAGTGAGAAACCCGATTATAACAAAAATTTTGAAAAAATACGAGGAATGAGAATCGGTATAGAAGTGAATGGGGTTTTGCGTGACACCTTAAAAAAGATCCAACAAGAGTATGAAAAATGGTATATAGAAAATCCATTCAAAGAGGAAACTGAGTTCAAGTATGAAGTAAAGTCTGATTTAACAAGCTTGAACATTTTAGAACATCTTTCTTTTGAAAATGAAGATGAATTATATGACTTTTTATACAAAGAACATGCAATGGAAATATTCGGACATTCTCCTTCAGTTGAAATGAATTCTGTAAATTACCTTAACGATTTTTACTTAGATATGAGAGATAAGTTTGAGATTATAGTTATGTCGGATGAGATAGGAAAATCAAAACCCGCAACTTTGTTTTTTCTTTCTAAATTTGGATGTTTATGTGAAAATATTTTATTTTACTCGGAATCGACTTTAGAAACAATATGGGATAAAATAGATATTTTACTTACTGCAAATCCTAGATTATTATTGAACCATCCAGAGGGAATAAAAGTAATAAAATATGAGACATCATATAATTTAGAAATTTCTTCGGAACACACAATTAAATCAATCAAAGAATTAAAAAACAAAATAGAAGAAATTTATGCTTGAAATTTGGAATGAAAATTATTTTATCGATTTGGATGAAATTGAAAAATATCTTGAATTGGAAGAACCCAACGAGTTGAATACAACAGGGGATACTGAAACTAAAATTAATCTTATAAAATTTGAACTTGTCAAACTTTTATTGGATGTTGTTCTGTCTGAACAAATGGATATGGATGAAGGTTTGGGATTGAAGAAAAACACAAATTCTATGTCTGTACCGTTCAAATTAGCATTCAACTCTTTATTAAATAAAAAACTTATTAATCATTATTAAATGGAACAATCTATTAAAGAAAAAGTTTTACAATCTATTGAAAACTTAAAAAACAAAAAAAATAGAGTTTATTTTTTTGTTCAAGATACTAAGGGTAATGCAAAGGCATCTATAAGATTCATCTATCAGATGGCATTAACCTTAAAGAAAGATGGATATAACTCAATAATTTTACACGAAAAGAATGACTATGAAGGAGTCAAATCTTGGCTTGGTGAAATTTATATGACAGAGTTAGAACATAAATCATTGGAGGGTCAGAATTTAGAAATATCACCTGAAGATTTTATTGTACTACCTGAAATATTTGGGTATGTTATGGAACAGATAAAAAACATACCTTGTGGTAAAATAGTTTTATCTCAAATGTATTCATATATTGTTGAGACATTACAACCTGGTCAATCTTGGAATCAATTAGGTTTTTTGAAATGTATCACAACAACTAACAAACAAAAAGAATACCTTGAAACTGTAATGAGGAATGTTAGTTATGATGTAGTATCTCCAATAATATCTGAGGACTTCAATGATAAAAAACAACCTCCTTTACCAATTATTGCAGTACACACAAGAGAACAATCCGATACAATTAATCTTATCAAAACTTTCTATCTTAAGTTTCCACAATACAGGTGGTTTACATTCAAAGATATGAGAGGACTTTCAGAACTAGAATTTGCTACAGCATTAAAAGAATGTTGTTTAAGCATATGGATTGACGATAAAAGTAGTTTTGGTACATTCCCATTAGAATCTATGGCATGTGGAGTACCTGTACTTGGTAAAATTCCTGATTTACAACCTGATTGGATAAACGAAGATAATGGATTGTGGATCAATGAACCCGTACTATTACCTGACTTCATTGCAGATTTCATGCAAAATTGGCTCGAAGATAACATCGACCCTAAACTTTATGAACAGGGTAAAATAACTGCAGAAAAAAATAAAAATAAAAGTGAGTTTGATCAAAAAGTACTTTCTCTTTTCGAGAACTATAGTAAGGTTAGACTCGAATCATTTGAAAATCAAATATCTAAAACAGAAGAATAATGGAAAATAATTTATCTCTATCAATAATTCTCCCAATAAAAAGTGCATTAGCCAAAGACTTTGATGAATATTTTGACAAAAGCATAAAAGCAATTCATCAAAACGAAACAAAACCTTTGGAATTGGTGATTGTTCATACTTTAGAGGAACAATTATTAAACTTTTTAGAGTCTTACGACTTTGGAGACTTAACAGTAAAAAAAGTAGAATATAAAGGTGAACCAAGTTTTGCAGATCAGATAAATTTAGGTGTAAAAAATTCATCAGGTAAATGGGTAACATTTTATGAGTTTGATGATGAATTTTCAAAGATTTGGTTCAAGAATGTTAAAAACTACATTGATCACTTTCCTGATGTTCAAGTTTTTTTACCAATCGTTGTAGATATCGATGAAAAGGGTATTTTTGCTGGATTTACTAACGAAGCAACATTCGCGGCAAACTTTACTCAGGAAATTGGTTACTTGACTAACGATACCCTATTAAATTATCAAAATTTCCAAACCTCTGGAGCTGTTTTCAAAAAAGAGGTTTTAGAGGATTTCGGTACATTCAAACCATCAATAAAACTAACTTTCAGTTATGAGTTTTTATTAAGATTAACATATAACTCAGTTTCAATTATGACAATACCTAAAATCGGATACAAACATATGAATTTAAGGGAAGGTTCAATATTTTGGAATTACAAATATGGTGAAGATAAGATGACTGAAGACGAAGTAAGATTTTGGATACAAACTGCAAAAAAAGAATATTTTTTTACAGATGATAGAACCATAAAATATGATTCACAAAAAGCTTAATGACTGAAGCACTTTCTTCTACAACAGAGGATGTATCAACAAAAAAAAGAGGTCGAAAATCCCAGAAAGAAAATTATTTTGACGTTAGAGAAGAAACGGCTGTAAGAAATTTTTTACTCGCAACTTGTTCTAATGAAAAAAATAAAATATATAATGAATTTCTGAGGGGTCCCTTGGATAAAATGATATCTTCGATCATAAGAAGGTACAAATTATATCGAAAAGATATGGATTTCGAGGAAATTCATGCGGATACTCATTCTTTTCTGATGACAAAAGTTGATAAATTCAAACCATCAAAAAACAAAAAGGCCTATTCATACTTTGGTACAATTTGTAAAAACTATTTGATGGGCCAAATTATTAAAGATCAGAAAGAAACAAACAGAAAAGTTTCTTATGAGGATATATCCTCAACTCTCGAACAAAGACCGGATTTAATTTATACAATTGATAATGATGTTTTGGAAACAGATTTTGTAATTTCAACTTACACTAAAGAACTCAAAGGTTATATCGATGTTGAAGATTTGAATGAAAATGAAAAAAAATTAGGATACGCCCTTATAGATCTTTTTGACAATTACGAATCGATTTTTTCAAGTACGGACAACAACAAATTTAATAAAAATATTATCTTACTTTCTCTCAGAGAGATGACTAATCTCAGTACTAAAGAAATAAGAACTTCTATCAAAAAATTCAAAAAATTATATGTTGGTATTCATACTCGATTAAAAAACAATTAAAAATATTTATAAGTATGCCAAGACCACAAAGAAAAGAAATTAATTTTACCAAAGATAGTATTTTGGGTTTAATGCAAGAAATTTATAATGAGCTTGTAGAACAAAGAAATACTGCACTTAGAATTCAAAATAAAATGATTTCGATGATGAAAGACCCATCTGACATGCAGTCTATAGGACCTGTCATCGAAAAACAACAAAAGATAATCAACGACTGTGTAGAAAAAAAATTATCTTTATCCAAATTACAATCTAGTATTTGGGAAAAATCAAATAATAATACCGAATCATTCTCTATGGCAGATTTAGATGATGATCTTATTCAAAATCTAATTGAAAAAGATATTTCTAATGATGAAGAATCATACAAAATGTAAAATCTATGTCTGTTGGTATAAGTCAAACACAAAGAAACATTAGATCTAGAATTGATGCATTAAATACTTATAAAGAAGTTGCATCTGATGAGAAAGATTTAATAAAAAAAGCTGGAAATTCTTTAGCAAATCTTCTAAATGAATCAGGACTTCAATTAGATAAACTTGCAGAACTTCAAAAAAGATATTTACGTGTTGCCGAGACATCATTAGATAATTTATTAGATTTTATAACTTTAGCAAAAGGTTCGGGATCTCCAACACTAAAGTTTGTGAAAGACAAAATGATTGAAGCAGTTGTTTTAATGGAGCCGAGAGCTACAGAAATTATAACAAAACAATCGTTAAAAGCGATAGGATGCAGTCAAGAACAAACATATCCAGCCATTTCTAAAGAAACACTTGAATTTCAACCGATATCTTTACTACCTGTTAATCAAGGTATTTACATTCCTGTAAAATCAATAGACATAGGAAAAAATTTAATAAACAACCCTGAAAGTGAGTTAGGTCAAGTTTACTATGAAAAATTAAACCCATCAACAGATCCTGAATTTGTCCCTTATGGTGGTAATGACCCGTACCCTTTTAACAAGATGTTATATTATAGAATGACATCCTCTAATGAAAATAGAAGTTATAATCAAGAATTTGGTAAGTTCTATAATGGGGGTTCTCAAGAAAGTTTATTTGATGTTGTTTATACTACACAAAATGATTTAGGAGTCAACGGTGACTTTTATAGAGTTTTATTACTCGATCGTGAAAATGCTCAGATTGATCCAAGTGGGGTAAAACTCAACAATGTCGGTCAATTTATGAAGGACTACTATAAGACTATAAAGTTAGTAGATGAGGTGGATTTTACGGCACAATTAACCAACTTGTTAGTTGGTGCAATAGATATTAAAGCTCAGGTTGGATTTGATGAAATAAATGAAAAAAGTAAATTTGCATTATTAATTCAAAGAATATTAGGGTTATGTTTTGACAACCGACAAGAAATTGATGTCAGTGGAATTTCCAAAATTGGAGAATTAGATGGTGTTGACGAAAGTTTTTTTGAATTTACCGAAATAGATTTGAGAACAATTGATCAAAGAGCCTCAAATGTTAGATTAGGAATCACTCAGTTTCAAGAATGTAATAACGTATCTCTTCCCGTAAATGCAGATCAAATAGTTGAAGAATTAGTTTTGTTCAGAAACTCTTTATCGGGTCAATCAACTGAATCATCTGTAAAGGCAATTAATAAAATATTAGACTCAATAACAGAAAACCCCGAATGGAAACTTTTAGTTCCAGATAATGTTACCCTAAAATTAGCTGTCGATAGGAACATCATTAAACAAATACCTATTGCCTTGGCATCAACAATATTATCACCAAAAGTTCTTTTTCCAATTTTTACAATGTTGAATGTTACGGAAATAAATGCCAGAAACAAATTGAATACGTATATCACGTCAGCGAACACCTACGTTGATTCGGCAAATACATTTTTAGAGTCAGGGACAACTGTAGGAGAACAAGTAGATAACATAGTTGATGGACAAGTCGATTTTGTAAAAAAGTTCAGAGAATTCGTAATTGAGGTGGTTAGTCAATTAAATGCTGAGTTTCTAAAAATTCTTTTTGAAATTCTAAAAAGAGAATTATTTTTATTATTGAACGAAGTTGTCAAGGATATAAATAAAAGTGGTAAACGTAGAATATGGACGATGATAATTAGATTATTACAACTCAGTTATATAATTGTAAGATCGCTTACTGACTATAGAAAATGTAAGAGTTTATTAGATGAAATTACATTATTATTGGCACTTATCAGTTCTGTAGGACCGAGAACTTTTATCCCATTACCACTTTTACTATTAGCAGATGCTTTACCAGGATATTCACCAAAAAGAGCCGCTATAAACGCAATTGAATCTTTACAAAGTAAAGGGATTCCAACTGGACCACTTCCTGACGGGTCGATAAACAAGATGCTACAATTTCTAAAATCAATAATTGAGGGAATGGATCTTGAACAAACTCAAAATGGTAAGGTAAATGCCACAGTAGACCCGAAAAATCCAATTAGAATTGTAGGTAAATCATATTAATTATGAAAAAAGAAGAATTTCAACATATTTTAGATAATTCCAAGGACTTAAGAAGTCTTTCTAACTCTCAATTAGTTAATGATATGGATAAATTGACTGAAGAATTTGAATTTGTAAAAAAAAATATTATCGATTTAACTTTTTATTTGGATCAAATAGAAGATCTTTATAATAAAAATCTAAACGAATATAAAACAAGAGGATTATGAGTCAACCATTTTTGAACCAAGCAGAAGTTTTAGATAATCAGGATCCATTGATGCTGGGTAGGGTACGTGCGAGAGTTTTGGCCAAAAATTATTTTAATATTCTGTCAAGTTTTAATGACCCTCCGTGGAACGAAGAAAGAGATAAATGGACAAGCAGAGACCCATTTATATTTACCCCACTGCTACCCTTTTTTATATATCAGGTACCAAAAGTAAAAGAATTGATTTATACAATATATTATAATCCTGATGTTGATTTTCAGAATCAGTTCTATATACAGGCATCTTTTTCTTCACCAATGGCATCTCCATTTGAATATTATGTGGGTGCTCAGAAGTTGACAGGTATTGGTGTACAATTCACAGATCCACTACCATTAAAAAATCAAGATGGTACATATAAAAATAACAAACCGAAAGGCGTTTTTCCTGAGCCAGGTGATAATGCAATATTAGGTCGTGGAAGTGCTGATGTTGTTGTAAAAGAAGACGAAGTTTTAATTAGAACAGCCAAATACAATGGTTTGTTACAACAAAACCAAATTCCTGTTGGTAATAATAAGGGTGCCTTTTTACAATTGAACAAATTCGATGGTTCTAGAGTAAGTGATGGTGTATCGATTACTCGTCAACTCGTAGAGGAAGTAATGATGACTCAATATTTAATTGAGTGGAACGTTGTGAACCCGGAAAATAATCAAAACAAATTTAGTGGCGCAGTTTATCTCTATAAACTAAAACCCGATACAAGAGTTAACACTAACGAAATTGCGCCTGATTCTAAAATTGAAGATCTCAAATCTATCATTTTTTCAAAACCATTTGAACTTCTTTCTTTAGAAGAAACTGTAACTTTTATTAATGATTTTATTTCTACTTGTAATAGTCAAAGAAAGATTGAAGGCAGGATGGTTTTTTCATTATTGAATGATAAATTCCCGATATATTATAGACCAACTAATTTCAATTACTCAATAATTAATTCCGCACCTAACTCTGCTGATTCAATTCAACAATCAGGCATTGTTAATTTGAATAAAATATTTTCTCAAGTAAAGTTGAATACTCAAACAACAAATAAAGGTTATGGTTTGATATACGCAAGAAATAAAGTCGGAGTCCCGTTCAATGTACAAAAAACGGTTGTCAATAAATTTAAGTACACAAGCACTCCTGTAACATATGCCTCTTTGGGTGCCGATAAAGTTTTTCTAATATCTCAGCAGTCCGCAATACCAGGTGAACCAGGTATTAATATGGATGGAACTCTTTATGGGATAACAAATGAAAAATATATAGATGAATTCATACCTAAAACTAATAGTATGGTTAGAGGAGAACAACTTATGGAATTACTTAATTTAATCGTTCGTTTTTTAGCCTCTCACACCCACGCATATCCAGGTGAACCTCCAGTGAAAGTAGGGTTTGATGGTGTTGAATTAAAAAATATTTTGGAAAAAATGCAAAATGCTGAAAATACTATTCTAAATGGCAATATTAGATTGAATTGATATTTATGTAAAAAGATAAATGTCAATTTTAAGATCATATTTCAGTAAGAATAACACAATTCAGTCAAATTCGTTAGTCAATACGGGAAGAAATCCTGTTATCCAATTAAATTTTGGATCCTCAGACTTCATAGTCCCTAACTTCGGATATTCAAGATTAATATTTGACTTAGATTTATCACTCTTGGATGAAATGGTTCAGGATGGTACAATATCAACTGGTTGTACCACGGGTATGACTCATACACTTCAGATGGTGAATACAAGTACATTTGATAATGAACTTCTTAATACATTTATGTCTGATGGAAGAAGAAGAGCTTCGTCGTTTGATTTAATATTATTTAGGATCCCTAAAACTTCAGGTGATACAGGGAATATTCAAGAATGGGATGAAGGTGTTGGTTATGACTTTTCTGAAAGTAATACTGCTAAAAACGGTCCCAGCGGAGGCCAATACCCAATAACATATGTCGATTCGAGATCATTTTCAACAAGACCTTCTAACTGGTATAAAACTGAAATAATTGGTGATTGGTCACAACCTGGAGTCTATAGTAATACTAATTCGGGTCAAGTAAATTACTCAGGTTTGACAATATTAGATGTACAACATTTTGAATTTGGTAATGAAAATATCGAATTCGATATGACAAATGAAATTAACTCTATCTTGGGAGGTACTTTAACGGGTGTTACAGGGTGGGGAGTTGCATATGTTCCTGATGTTGAGAATATCACAGGGTTAACAGAATCGTATAGTGTAGGGTTTTTCTCAAGACACACTCAAACTTTTTATCAACCCTTCTTACAAACAAATTATGATGATTTGATTTTAGATGACAGAAATAATTTTGTTAAAAATCAAGTTAATAAATTATATCTTTATGTTTATGAAAACGGGGTTCCTGTAAATTTAGATTCGTTACCTACAGTCAATATTTCTGATAGAGATGGAGTAACTGTTTCTGGTTTATCAACGTTAAGTACTTGTCTCAGAACAAAAGGAGTATATGAGGTCAGTGTACCGAATGTACTTACAGGTTATACCGCCCCGTGTGAATTTTATGATACTTGGTCAGGATTAACAGTTAATGGACAAAATTTACCTAATGTAACAAATTCTTTTGTACTGAAAAGTTTCCAAAATAAAATACAAATTGGATCCCTTTCGAAAGACCCTGAAAAATTTGGGTTTGATTTTTATGGAATTCTACAAAATGAACAAATACTTAGTTCTGACATAAGGAAAGTGGGTGTCATTATTAAGAAAGCTTACACAACACAGCAGATATTAAATAACGTACAGGCAGAATATAGAGTTTACGTTAAAGAGGGTACTACAGAGGTATTGGTCCAAGATTGGACTCAAATCAATAGAACACCTAACGAATACTACTTTATGTTCGATACGAGAGATAAGATACCAAATCAATATTATATTGACATTCAAGTAAAAATCAGTGGAGAGACTGATACTTATAAGAAACAATTAACATTCCAAATAGTTAATAACAAATGAAAAAAGTAATAAAGTTAAATGAATCTGACTTAACAGATTTGATCAAGAAGGTTCTCAAAGAACAAGAAGAACCAAATTATATGTTCTTTTCGAACTTAGAACAAATAAAAAGACAATGCGATCTTCTTTTGGATTTAGATCCAAGTATGATTGATGAAATTTTATTAAACGGTCACGATTGGGCTGATGATCATATTACCGAAGCTAAGGTTAACTTAGATCAAGTTTTCGACTTTTTTATGAATGAGAAAAGAAAGATGGATAGTTATGTTGAATATGAGGATATAACTGAAGGTAAAAAGAAAGCAGGTACAAAGTTATGTTCAAGAGGTAAAAGTGCTGCAAAATCAAAATTCAAGGTCTATCCTTCAGCTTATGCCAACGGNTATGCAGTCCAAGTTTGTAAAGGTAAAATGCCGGGTTTAGACGGTAAAAAACATTGTTCNGGTAGTTATTGTTAATTCGATAAATTTACCCTATATTTGTATAATGAAAGTCAATCGCCCTTTAGGAATTTTATACAGATTTTATCTACATTTGAGAGAAAAATTCAATCCTAAACCTCAGATAACTGATGAAGAAAGGTTTGCTGTAGATATTTCCAAAAAAATTATTCTTTTACCTGATACACTCTTATATTTTACACCCCTTTCAGAAAAAAGAATCATAAAAAATGATTCAAAACAGATGTATGTTGTAATACATCATAGAAATATTACAATTATCAATCACGTATATTCCTATAGTATATACATCGAGAGCGATNAACTATATGGATCTGTTATTGACTCTTTCAATCAAACTTTAGAAAAGAGAAGAGAAGTTATTGAATCAGAAATTAAAAATAACATACAACATTCTCTAAAGACAATATCTGAAAAATTGATTTTTTAACCCAAGTTCTCTTTCAAAATTTTTTTAATTAAATTTGTAAGAGCCTCATTTTTCTTAGATTTAGGTTTGTATGAAACCATTTTGGGTTTGTTACCTGTCCCTGCCTTTGGGTTTGATTTTTCNGCTCTTCTTTTTTGAGCACAAGCGGCTTTTTTCTGAGAGTCACTCATTTTGGCAGCAACACCTGCAGCTCTACATTTAGGATATCCCTTACTTTCAGCTTCGGGTCTACCACAAGGAGGATGTCCACCACCCTCTTTTTTTCTACAAATATTGACCCAAGGTCCCTTAGGTTGTTTTGATCCTTTAGGTTTTTTCTTTGTCCCGAACCATACAGCTAAATCTTCTTTTAGCAATGATTCTTTAAGATCTGATCCTGTCATATCAGAAGGATTAATTGGGTTACCTTCATCATCACTTTGATTAGTATAAAATTGTTTCAAATATTGATCCACTCGAGATAGTTTTTTTGTTCTTGTTTCTATCCTATCTCTTTCTTGGGGTGTTTCCTTGAAATCCCCGTCAGCTTCTTCGTAAGCCAACTCAGCATTCGTATAATGATAAACAGGGTCTACAAAGGGTCCTAATTGATCCTCAGTCCAAGGTTGAGGTGCTAGTACTATAGGTACTTTGAACTTTCCTGAACTTCCTGTACCTGTAGCCTCATTTATTTGTTTTTTCATCCAAAAATGTTATATTATTAAATATTAAAAAAGTTGAATTATGACCACTAATAACGAAGATACTTCAGGTATGTTATTTGATACAATCAATTACCAATCCGATTCAAGTTTAGAAAAATTTAGAGATTCTATAAACATAGAACAAGCATTATATTTAATAAGGGTTGCCATAGAATTTTCACATTCTAAAGGTATGTTTAATATGAATGAAACAGAACTACTTAATAAATCATTAAGAATTATAAATAAAACAATTTATTCTGATGACGGATCAAAATCTGAAACATATACTTAGTCGTATAATCGAATTAGAGAGGGAAAATACGAGTTTAATTTTTAATGGACATAAACCCTCGGAAAATGATTCTTTTGAACCTAAAAGGAAAGAATTGACCACTCTGAGGTGTATTTACTTTGGTTATGATAGCAAATTTTGTAAAATAAAGAAGGGGTTTAATTAAAACCCCATTTTTATGATAAAATATTTATAATAAACTATTAAGCGATGAACGAATTACTATCACTTACGTGGTTTATAGAATCGCCAATTGATTTTGAGCACAAACAGTATCTTTTGTTTGCATATCTACAAAAAGTAGAGTCAAGTTTTTTAGAAAAAAAACTCTCCCCTCATTTATTACATTTAGAAAAACTTTCAGATGAACTTTTTGGTTTTGAATCATCGTTTGAATTAATTAAAAAAGATTTTGATAAAAATCGATATATCTACTTTGATAATCACAAACTCGAAGGTGAAAACAATGAAATTATTTTGGAAATAAGAGAAATCGTCAATTTTTCACTTCCTCAGATAGAACCTAGAATAAAAATGGGTTATAAAATACTCGAAAAAAACAAACAGATATTGTTTTAATAAAAAAAGGGTCCCATTTGGGACCCTTCTATATTAAGGTTAGACCATATTATCTCAACTCTCTCAAATCGAATGTTCTAACACCATCAACTGTGATTCTACCGTAGAATCTGTTGTTCACCACCTTCTTAGCGTATCTAGTCATGATACCTTTGATTGGTGTGAAGTTGAATGGATTATACATTGTTGGAGTAAGTTGTAAAGGTACATATGGTGCGTAAATGTAACCTGTGTCAAGTAAAGATGTTCCTTTGTGACCCAACAACACTTGGTTAGCAGGGAAGTAAGGATCTCTATAAACTTGATATCTTCCTGCAAGTGTACCGATTCTTTCGATACCCATGTTGTACTGATCTTGCTCAGGTGCCGCGTTAGAAACGTGGAAATACTCAAGATCATCGAAGATTGCAGAGATTTCAGATGAAACAACGATCCAGTTAGCTCCACCTCTCAATGTTGATTTGTGGATCTGAGCTGAGATTTGGTTGATAGCCGTGATCAAAGTTTGGTTCCAATCCTTTTGAGTATAAGGAACTGCACTTGATCCGAGTCTCTTCCATCCGTTGTAATCCCATCTAAGATTCCAAGCCGCTGCTTTTCTAAGGTCTCTCAAGATTTCTCTATCAATCTCAGCTGCAACTTGCTCAGAAAGTAATGCTGTCAATTCAGCTTCTGCGTCGATGTTGTGGAACGCTGCCACGTCTTGTGCCATTTCTGGAGACCATTGAGCTCTTAACTTTCTTTCAGTTACAGAAACTGTTACTGACATAAGGTCAAATGAAACCTCACCGATCTTATCTTCGAATTCCATATTCTTATAGATTCTATAAGTTGCTGTGAATGCGTTGTCAGCAGCTGCAGATGAAGCGAAAGTTGATCCTGTGTAACCGTCAAGTGATCCACCACAAGTGATACATACAGGAACCTGTAAGTCAACTTCTAAGTAGATTTTACCTTCAGCGTCACAAAGATTGTCAAACTGACCACCATCTGTTTTACTGTTAGGGAATACAAGTGTTTGGTTAACATTACCATACTGAACAATTCCTTTACCATACTTTTGAGTTACAACTCTGAAAAGATATGGATTAGAAGTGTTAGCTGAAGTATATGCGTTACCTGCAACACCTAATACTGTAAGATCTGAAAGGAAAGCTTCGTTGTCCATAGGTTGACCATCAGGACCAATCAACTTACCAGCTCCGTCAGAAGCAAAACCTGACATAACTATCAATACTTTTCTATAGTTGTCAAGTGTGTAAGCTGAAGGAACAAGTTGATCTGCCAACCAAGCAACAGTACCTACTTGAGCAGTGATTGCTGAGTAAGTTCCTTTTGAATAGTCGAACAAACCTGGAGGATCCAAAGCTGGTTCATTACCTTCATAGAATCTATCATAAAGATCTTTTTGAAGGTTATAGTCATATCCGCTGTTTGGTGTCTGACCCTCCGCAGCGTTTGGTGAACCATAAGGTGCGTAGTGCTCAGTTGTGCCTGGTTGATATGCCTGAATGTTTGGTACAAAGTAGAACAATTTACCGATAGGTAAGTTCATTGCTTGTACTGATACGATGTCATTAGCAAGAAGTTTAGAGAAAACTCTTCTGATGATAGGGAATACTACAGTTTCGAATGAACCTGAGTCTGAAGTTGATGTTGCTTCGTTGATTAACCAAGATGCTTGGTTTTCATACAATTGTGCAACGTTATCCTTCATGTGACTACTAAGTCCTTCTAAGAAACCTAGCTTATCCCATTTGCTGATTGTGTCTTCCTTGATAACCTTAAGGTGCTTAAGACCGATATTACCAACGAGACCTGATTCTAATAAAGCTCCCATTTTATTTGTTTTTTTGTTTTAATTTATTTTATTAATTTAATTTAGAAATCAAATCTTTGATTCTCATAAACTGAGGATTTTCATAAGTTTTGCTTTCAATTAAAGTTGTTGACGATCCTGTAGATGGTGTATTAACAATTTTATTACCTACAGACTCATTCATTGATTGTGATTCAGTCTTAGTTAATTCTTCTTTAAGTTGTCTGTAAAGATTTTTTGAATCTTTAAGAGTTTCAACTCCGTCAAATCTTCTAAGAATGTTTATTTTCTCTTTTTTTGTTGTTGAGTGTTCTGTGAATAATCTTGTTGCATAAGCCAAATTTGAATTGAAAATTGCAACCTCGTTAAGTTTTTCTCTAAACACGTTTAGAGCCTTTCTATATTCATCATTTTTTTCTCTCAACAAACCAACTTCTGATTCAAGAGATTCTTTTGTTACTCCGTTTTTATAAACGTAATTTCTATTAGGTGTTATTCCTTTTCTCAAACCTCTACCTTCTTTAGAACCCATACCATATGTACGTGCTGCTTCTGTAGCTTCTTCTTTCTTTTCATAATCTTTGTAGTGACCATCAACATCTTTGGTTTTCTTTTTAACACCATCTACAGACTTACGTTTGTATTCGTGTTTTTTTGATCCCCATCCTTCTGTGGTTTCTACTTTTTTTATTTTTCCATCTACATTAGGTCCTTTTTCATAGCTGAATTTAGCTTTACCTGTTCCCATAGTTTTAGGTCCTTCTTTCTTGTCTTCATCGAATCCTTTGAATGGTCCTTTTTTATAGTCAAACTTAGGTCCTTTACCAATTCCAACTCCTTTAGGTTTTACAGACGACATTTTTTTAGATTTTTTGTGGTTGTATGCTTCGTGCATATCATAATCCTCTTCGTCCATTTCATCTAACTCTTGATCATCAGACTCATCTATTTCTTCAGAATCATCTTCGTCATCAGACTCATCTATTTCTTCAGAATCGTTGTCTTCATCGTCATCGTCTTCTTCATCTTCTTCATTGAATTCGATTTCATAAACTACTTCGTCCATGTCTTGATCGTTTTCATCATCCATGTCTTGTTCGCCCATTTCGTTTCCAACAGAATCATTAGCAAAGATTGCTTGAAGTACATGATCAATGTCATCATTAGATACCATTTCTTCTTCGTACATAGTTTCTTCATTTTCTTCTGATTCGCCGAGTTTGACTAAATATTCTGCGTCTGTATTGCTATCTGTTAAATGAATATCATCATCGTCTTTCTTAACGATAATTCCATCCTCTTCACCCATAGCTTTGAAGACTTTAAGAATTTCTTCATCTGAAGCTCCACGTAAATCAATTGGTTCATCAGAGTCAACTTCCATGTCAATATCCATATTCATGTCTAATCCCATGTCGGTTGATTCTTCATTATCAGCATCATCGCCTTCTTCATCAGAATCGATTTCAGCATCTAGGTCTAATTCTTCCTGCTCGGATAGAGATTCTTTTACAAGTTGTGAGATTTCTTCTTTCATTGTAGATTGAAGTATTCCTTTTGCATTTTCGGCTATAGCTTCTTCAACTTGTTTCATTTGAAGGAGTGCCTCTTCTACGACATTTTTATTTTCTTGCATGAAAATTGTATTTTTTTCTTAATAAATATATCCAAACCATAAAAAAGTTTAATTTATAATGGTTTGGAAACAATAAGAGAGTTAATAAAATCCATTTTGGATTTACAATAAATATTTAACGCATAAAAAAAGTGGTCGAATTTGACCACTTTAATTTTTTTAATCTTCAATAACTTCGTCTATTTTACTTTCCGAGACCGAAGTAATTCTCCAATCATAGGAGAAAGACTGATATTTTTTTGTTACTTTAGCTTCTACATCGGTTACAGAGTAACCTTTAACTAATTTTTCTTCCCTAATTTTTTTAATTTTACCTGTGTTGTCGTCAGGAAGATCATAAGTTACTTTAGCTACAAAATACTTTTCATCCATAGTTTATTATTTTCCCAAATAATCGGTTAATCTTTTCATCAAATCAATAGATTGAGACATTGGTTCAGATTTTAATTTTTTTTCTTCTTCTAAATTTTCCTCGTAATTATCTCTTTCTGAAACATCATCAAACAAATACGCACCTGGAGTAGACGGTGATGAAACAAGATCAAAACAAATCAATTCAAAATCATCTTGAACTTCATTTCTTTCTCCTACTTTCTTCAAAGAACCNACACCTCTTGAGGATATACCTAAAGTCACCCCTTGTCTTAAAAGATTCGCAGCNATATCACCCTTAGTTGTAACAACNCCTCTTTCGTGGAAACCTGGTGAGGTCAACAGCTTCAATTTACCCATAAGGATATTCTTATCCCACCAAATGTCTGTAATGATGTGAGAAACCCTATCTAAATCAATCAGAGAGGATTCTGGATGATTCAACTCTGAGGTTGCCAAACCTTTTTTAATTATTTGTTTATATTTGTCGGCTTCTCTTTTTAATATCCTTTCAGGGTATGTTCTACCATTTCTATTTGGAGTATCAAATTTTTGAAGTACTGCGTAAAATTCGAATGGATTTCTGTAGTCGAATTGTTTTGCCTCTTTTATAAATTGTAAGTTATCACCCTCAGTTGCCGATACAAGACCAGCATCCATTTCAATTAGGATGCCGTGACCAACTTCGTGTGCCTCAAGAATTCTTAATTTTTTCATTAAATCTTTTCAAATAAATATTTGATATATTCTTTAGTTCAAATAAATTATTTTTTTGTGAGTGAGAAATCAAAGAAATTGTTTTCTACTATGTTTGTTGAATAAATGTCTGAGATAATTTTTTTCACTGAATTTTTAATTTCATACGATTTGAAATCATCATCGTTTTCCAAATAAAGATTTATTTCTAAATTGAAAAAAGATTTTTTACCTATACCTATTCCACTAGTCCTTAGATCAAGATCAACTATAGAATTCTTCTTGAAAAGATTAGTGTTAATTGAATCAAAAACTGTATGTTTCAACTCTCTACTTAAATTACAAACAACTCTGTTCCAATTATCAAGATCTAATTTGGGAGATACCCACGACTGAATATTAATGTAAATCGATTTCAAATTTTTAGAGTCAACTGTACCATAAGTAGACTTGAATTTTTCTGAGAGATTTAACTTAACACTTTTTCCTTTTTTCATTCATTACCATATTACTTAAGTTTATTTTATAAAAAATAACATAATATATCCTTCAAGTCAAAATTTTACTAAAGTTGAAGATATTTTTAATATATGTTAATAATAGAAATAAAAGGACACGATAACATTGAAAGAGCTCTTAAGACCTTAAAATCAAAAGTCATTAAGACAAAACAAAATCAAGTCCTAAATGAAAGGAAAGAATATATTAAGGATTCTGTGAAAAATAGAAAAAAAATTCTAAAGGCAATTTACTCCCAAAAGATGAAAAACTCTTAGAGTGATTCAACTAACTTTTTAAGTTTTAGATAACTTATTTGATTAAAAATATCTTTTTGAATCTTTTCTATTGTTTCGTTAATTCTGATTTTAGTGTCAGAATCATTCTCTTGCTCCATTAAAGGAGTTAGCTTTTCCAAAGCTGTTTTTCTTAAAGATTCAAAATTATTTTCGAGTGTTTTAGTATCTTCTTTAATGATTTCAAAAAACTCTTTTTTTGAGTTTTCATCAAGATTTTCTATATAGTTCTTCAGAGTTTGATTGGCAATTTTAACCATTGAGCTTAATGGTAAATTAACTTTTGGTTTATTAATTTGTGGTTCTGAAGATATTATTTCCAAAAGATTTTTTTTAGTTTCAACTCTTTCTCTTATATTTGTTTTTGAAATTTCAGGATATAATAGAGAGTCTAAATTTTTATATTTGTTTTCTATTTTACTTTCAGAAAGGTTACTTGGTAACTTTACATTAGGAAGTATAGTTCTGAGAATAAAAATACCTTCATTTAGAAAATCCGCAGCATCTTCTTTACTCAATCCTTGAGGTTTAGTCAATTCATCATAGATCGAATACACTTTCGAGATGTTTTTATTGTTCAAAATATTATGTTTGAACTCATTAATTGCTTTTTTGAAAGCTTTCTCATCTTTGTAAGACTCTAAAAGATTTTCTTCAATAATTGATTTTAATAATCCGAAGGTCATTTTATATATTTTTTTATAAATATTAGTTCTTTAATAACTTATTCAATTCTTTTTCAATTTCTCCTAAAGAATCTTGTCCGTGTTCCAAATCTAATATCAAATTACCTTCAATTAGATTTGTTTCTAGTAAAAGATTCATTCTATCATTAAATGATTCTGGTGTAACTGTTGCAGGTGTTTCTCCTGATTCCTCAGGTCCTGGTGTTTCAGGTGTTAGAGGTGGTACTGGTATTTCAGAAGAAGCTTCAGGTCCTGTTATTTCTCCACCAGGTTCTTGTCCTGGCATAGGAGACGTACTTCCTGATGTACTACCGTACAGTTTATCAATATTATCAAATAATCCTGTTTTAGATATAACAGTTGGTGTATTTTTCAATTCCTCACCGATTGCCCTCTCAAGTCTTTGTTGCATTAAATCAAGTTTAATTTCTTCATCAGACCAATCAAATAGGTGTTTTTTGGCCCAAGTAGAAGATACTGGTTGTATACCATTACCTGGATCCAAAACCATATCCTTATATAACAATATTTTTTCCTTCCAAACGTCAATTTTCAGTAAATCGGCTTGTGTTGAAGGATTAGTTAAACCAAGTGTAAAGTTAGATATTTCATCCTCAAAACCTAATAAAAATAAATGTACGATCGCAATTTTATTAAGTTCTTGAACCATACTTTTTTGAATTCTGTTGATTGTTCTTGCAAAACGTATGTCTTGTAATGACAGATTTTTTCCATCACCAACAACCTCTTCAAATCCTAAAAACGCTTTAGGAACACGTAGTGCCGTTAATAACTTCTTTTGAATATATTCGATATCCGCAATTTCAGAAAGATTTTGAGCTCCTGGTAAAGTTTCAATCGGACTTGGAGATGAAGGGTCTCTTACAGGTACAAAATAATCTTGGTCAACCGCCATTTGATTAAACCTTAAATCAACATTACCTGTTTTAGAATCAACAACTTGTTGTCTCTTAAATTTATCTGCAACACGGTTTACATATGATTCAACGTCTTCATCGTTCATATTACCAACAAAAACTTTGAATATTCTTCTTTCGGGTGCTCTTGATGTTCTATAAATCATCATAGCATCTTCAGAAAGTAAAAGTTGTTTCCAAATTCTTCTGGCTTTTTCCAACATCGAAGTTCCGTATGGAAGTTTTCTATCATCACCTAAAAGTCTAAAGTGAGCAATCTCCCAAGATTGAAAAGTCATATTTTTATTACCCCACTTAAATGTAAGTTGTTTTCTTGCATCAGCTTTTCCCATATCTACGGGTGCTTTGTCTGTAAGACCAACCTCGTGTCTTTCAATCTCAACGTTAGGAAGTTGTTGACAACCAACCACGCCTTTTTCAGGGTCTAACTTTAAGTAAACAAAGTTATCACCATACTTACAAGTATTTCTTGTCCACATTGGTAAATTTGTATTTATATCCAAAGTGTTATTAAATAAATCAGCAAGTACTGATTTTATTCTTTTTGACTCGGAATATATTTGTAACATATATCCGTCTTCATTTACTGTGGTAGATTCTTCAGCATAAATGTCTAAGGCTGCCGATATCTCAGGAGTGTATTCCATAGATTCGTAATCATATGTTGCAGAAAGTCTTGATGGTTCATAATAAATTGCTTGAGAATATAAGTTATTTTCAATTTTAGCCCATTGGCCTGAAAGATAAAATGTTTGTTGTGCCTGTAGTTTTTCTTTTTCGTACTCGGCTTTGTCAGGAGTCTTAAGGAGAACTTGCTTATCAAACTTAAATGTTGGATAATCTTGTCCCAAAAGTGAATTGGGTCCAAACGCTTTACTAAGCCTTTGCCATACCGTTAAATTATTATCAGCCATCGTATAATTTTACTTTAATTACTTAATAATATAAATACTTGTTAAGTGAACAACCATTTATATTTTTCGTAATCTTGTTTAGTTGGCGAATTCTGTGAAAACTGACTCTTAGAACCAGGCTGTTGAGGAACTAAAGGATTAAAAAATTGTGAAGAATTTTTATTTTCATTTATAGATGTACTCCACGAACTAATCATTGCTTTGGTGTGATTCAAATTCTTCGTCAATTGTTGAAATGATTTTTCTGCAACATATGTTGCCATTGAAATTCCCATAATACAATCGTCGTGGTGACTTTTTTGATGGTCAGGTCTTCCGTTAATGTATATGAATGTATTCATTTCATTGAATAACCTATGAGATCTTACTTTGAACCCGTGTCTAACCACCTCTTCAAAAGATGCAATTATCTGAACTCTTTTACTATTAAAATTTATTCCAGGTATCTTTTCATTAATTTTAGGGTCCCATTTCCATTTGTTTGCAGTATCAACGTTATCAACGTAAAGACCCTTATAGTTTAACTCTTGTAATTTCCTTGCGGTAGAAACACCCATACCTCCAGTTAGATCAACAACGCAAAACGCATCGTACATAGTTCCCCACTTATACGCAATTTCTGCAACTACATCAGGAGGTACTTTTGCAACATATTCCAAAACCTGTTCTTGTTCATCAAAATCTATAATTTCAATACAAGAAAAATCTTCAGAATCGCCTCTTGATACATCAACACCCATAACATATTTGTGACCAACGACGGGTTCTTTCCATATCCATAAAGTACCACCCATAAGTTTTGCACTCGGCTCTTGAAGAGTATTTTGAGATATATTTTGAAGTACATCTGATTCAAATACATTGTCACCAGATCCTAAGAAGTTACATTCCAATTCTTGGGCAACCTTTCTTCTATCGAACTTCAACTTTTTAACCATCCCCTCGAACCAAGCAGAACAAGGTTTATATCCTTGTTTGATATATTCGGTCACTGTCGAATGATCTCTATTGTATGGATTTTCAACAGTCAAATCTATTATTAAATCTTTACTATACTCCTCTCTGTTTAATAAAAAATGGANTAAATCTGTTGTCTTAACCATATACAAATCCTTTGTGTATCTTGGATCTCTATACCAAAACATTTCAGAAATTTTGAATTCGTTCATTCCTCTTAAAGACTGATCATAAATTTCATAATAAATTGGATCATAACCATTTGGAGTGGATACAACAATAACCTTACCACCTGTTGAAAGTGAGGCCATACAAGCAGCCCAAAAGTCTCCATCTGCTTCGATGTATGCCGCTTCGTCAAAAATAAGAATTGTTGGTGTATATCCTCTAAGTGCGTCTTTTGATGTTGCAACCGCTTTAACTTCACATCCATTATTAAGTTTGAAGTGTCTAGCGGCATTCTTTTCAGGGGAGAATCCAATTCCAACCCAAGAAGGCCATTGCTCTGTAAAACCTCTGATTTTATTTGCCATTTCTACCGCAGTATCTAACTTATTGGCAATAATCAAAACCTTTTCAGGTTTAGTTTTCTTGGCAAAGGCAAGTCTTTTTGAAGCCCAAGCGGCGGTTACCGTAGACACACCAGCTTGTCTATATTTTAATGCAATATTCTCATTAAAATTTTCATAGTCCTCAACTAAACTAATCTGATCAGGAAATAGATCTAAAGGTACGTACTTTGAAACTGTATTATCGTAGGTTTGTAAATATGTGCGAAGTGCATAAGGAGTGTTCCTCATGCACTTCGTTACTTCTATAATTAATTGTTCTTTTGTCACTAAAAATTATTTGGGTCTTGATATACCCAAACTTCCTAAGAAATCATCAAGATCATCTTCATCATCACTTTCATCACCTTGTTCTTCTTTATAGTTATCGTATTCATCCTTAAGGTTTTTTGCTTCTTTCATAATTTCTTCAAACTTTGAAGTTGCCTTTTTAACTTTGGATGAATCTTCGGCAATTGCGTTTCCAATAATCTCTAAGAATTCTTTTGGTGGGATTTGGTATAACAGGGTATGAAACCAGTTTATTAGTCCTTTATTCTCAGGTTCGAACATTTCGTCAGGAAGAGCAAACCTAATCTTTTCAGAAATTTCAGGTCCAATTCTTAATTGCATTGGTTCATTTGATAATATATCTGTTTGACCTAAAACCTTCCTTCTCATTTCAGGATCTTGAGGTAACCCGTGTCTTCCTTTTGCCTCTTCAATACCTTTAATTATTTCGTGTGTTAAGATTGGGAAAATCAAACCAAAAGCCTTGATTTTAGTGTCAGGGGTTTCTTCTCCTCCTCCTTCACCTTCGTCGTCATCATTTGAATCTAACTCGACTTTACCTGCAACACCCTGACCAGTCTGACTCATCATTTCGATCATTTGTTCCATAGTAAAATACATAAAATCATTGATTGCCATAATACCCAAATAGTCTCTATAAAGTCTTGGATCGATAGCATCTAATCTCGCCTTCACCTCAGGTTTCTGAAACAAGTAATGACCCTTTTTTGCAGCCCCTTGAATTATCGCATTTATAATATTTCTTTTATGTTTTTCAAGTTCTAATTCTTCTTCAGGTGTTAGATCTTCTACATCGAATGAAGGAATCATTAAATTCTCTTTTTCATCTTCTTCCTGATCCTCTTCATCTTCAGGATCTTCCTGATATCTAAAATTTGAAACGTCTATTGGTGATCTATTCAAATTTGGTTCAATTACATACCAATCTGAAGGTGTTTCTGTTTCTTCGAGACTTGCCTCTACCGCCAATTGTTCTAATTCGTCTTTATGTCTAGCCTCAATTTGTAATAATTGAGGAATTTTTGACATCATTTCTTGAAAAATCATACCTTGGACTTGTCTAGAACTTAAATTTTCTATACCTGTCACTTGCTTCAATTTATCGACAACCTTTTTGAATCTTGATGAAATCAATCTTTGTACATCTTGAGTACCTTTTTTCATTGCAGGATTCTTTGAATATAAACCTTCAGGGTCTGAAAGTTTTCTTTCTAAATTGGGATCCATCCTCTCAGGATATCCACTATAATCAATTTGTTCTTTTAAGTTTTTCATTTTTCAAGAATGTTTTTAATTAGATCTAAAATTTCATCTTTAGCTACCTCAGGATCAATTTTTTTTGCTTTCGGTGCAGGATTTTCTCCAGGATTTGGATTCTTTCCTGGATGTTGAGGTTTGGGTTTGGGTGGATTTTTTGTTCCGGGTTTTGGTTCTTTTGTACCTGGTTTAGGTGAGATTTGAGGATTTTGCTCAACCAAATGTTTAATCAAATCACCCTTTGTAATTTTTGCTGGGATATGTTTTTCAACTAGTTCCATAATCTTATTTTCTAAAAACAAAGTTACGGGATTTTTACCTTCCATCAAAGACTCTTTTACGTCTTTCACACATCTTTCATATTTTTCTAATTGTGATTCACTCCAATCACTTCTTTCTGTTGTTCCAAATTCCTTTCCAAGTTGTGTAGTACAAATAGCCCAAGGATTTGATTCTTTTTTGGCTTCGTCTTGCTCCTGTTCTGTTGTTTCAGTTTCTGTGGTAATAGCACCAGTACCTGTGGTAGACATCGTTATTTTTTTGGTTGATGGATTTACGTGTACACCTTTTTGTGCCAATTTTTGTTGGTCGGCAGTTACAGAAGGGTCATAAGTAATATTCGTTACCTGTGTTTTTATTTCTTCATTAACAAGTCTACTGTGAAGTGTATTAACTTGAGATTCTGTAAGCTTCGATACTAGTTTGGAACTAAATCCTAACTCTACCAACTCCAAAGATTTTTTATTAATTTTCATAAACTACTTTTTTTTCAAACTCAAGGATCAAATCCCTTTCGTATAATTTATCTTTAATGACAGATTCTTCTTCACCAAACCTAAAAACTAATCTTTTCTGTCCCTCTAAAATATCACTTTCCCACGCTAAAGCAACTACATCGTCAATTGCTTCCTCCATTGAAAAATAATCGGAGTTCTGTATCAACTCTAACTTAATGTCAGTGTTTTTCAGAACTCCTACTTTTTTAATATATTTTATATCAGGTGGTAATGGATAAGAACTACAAGGTTTGCTTTCCCATCTTTCACCCCAAACATCAACTGAATTAGAAAATATAAATTCGTAAAGATTATCACCTTTATAATCAGGTCCTAAACCATTTACGAAAATTAAATAACTCATAGGACTAATCCTTCAGGTGATATTTTAATTTGTTTATCCTTATTTTCGAATACTAAATTCTTAAGATTAGTTTTACCTACAAATTTGAAGTTAGAATTCTCTTCTAAAAATTTTTTAGATGCAATTTCTTGTTCAACAGTCTCAGTCAGTTTTCTAANTGATTCCATTTTTTTCAATAATTTAGATCTTGAAACTAAATCTTTAGTGACTTTCTGTTCTTGAAGTTTTCTTTTTTCTGTGTCAGAAACTTCGAAATATCTTGAGATTAATTTGTCAATTTTTGACTCAGAAAATATGCTATCAAGAATTGCTCCCGAACCAAAATCTTCTTCCATTTCAGACTCAACAGGAACATCCATATCCGCTTGGATATCTTCAACTTCCGTATCGTCAGTCATATCTTCTCCATCCATATCATCACCACCAAGATTATCCATATCCATTTCATCACTAGTTTCATCTTCCTCAAACTTCGAAAGAATATCATCCTTATCTTCATCAGTAAGATTTTTCAAATCTGCAGCTGATAAAACCATATTTACAACATACTTGATATCCTCAGATGTCATTCCTTGATCATTATCTAACTCTCTCATTTTTTGAGTCAACTTTCCTGTAAGTTTCTGAATTTGTTTGAAACTAATTGGTCCTGAACCTTCAGGTGACTCAACATCCACTTCTGCATCAACCTCAACATCAGAGCTCATATCATCTTCCGCAGGTAAATCATCCATACCATCTTCCGCTGGGAGATCTTCTGATGGCGACATAGGTAATTCAGGTGCAGGAACTGCTGGAGGTTCTGCCGGAGGTGCCGCAACTGGTGCTTCAGGTTCTGCCGGTTTTGGTGTCTTCAAAACAAATTTTTTTTGTTCACCATATAATGAAATTCCTTCCTCATTTTCATTCAATCTATTTAATTCACCCGCCAAAAGATTTAATCTTTTAAGAGCTTGGGAATATGAATTGAAATATTTTCTATTCTTCATCGGCTCAATGTAATCCGTTTCAGACTCATTGATTGTTTTTTTAATGATATATCCCAATTTCTCTTTAACAATTTGGTAATTGTTACCATCTGCTAAATTGATCGTGTATTGTGATTTTGCAGTTTCATTCACTGGCTTAGGCAAATTTTCTTTGAACCTAGCGATTTCGATAATTCTTTGTATTTTTTCTTGGCCTGTGAGTTTTTCACTACCTATTGCTTTCAAATCTCCCATTTTGAATATTTTTATTTTAATTATTTAATCCGTTAAATCCTCCCAAAGTAATTCCGTTTAACTGTGCAAATGGAACACCATTTGCATTTGTGAATATTGGGTGAGGGGCTATTGCTCCAGACGGTGCAGTTCCTCCACTAAAATCGCCCAACATTTCAATTGTGTATTCATATTGTACGTTCACACCATATCCTGATAATGGGTACGGTGATGGACTTGGTGTGGGTGTGTTTGTTGGTGTTACAGTTGGTGAAGGAGTAATAGTATTTGTTGGAGTATTGGTTGGCGTATTAGTTGGGGTTGTAGTATTTGTTGGAGTATTGGTTGGCGTATTAGTTGGAGTTGTAGTATTTGTTGGAGTATTGGTTGGCGTATTAGTTGGAGTTGTAGTATTTGTTG